TTAATCGTTCAACAGATTCAAGATTAAATTCTAATTCCATATTAATTCATGTGTACTACTTTGCCTGGAAATTTTGTTGTTTTAGTTTCACCATCTTTTGTCATTACCCATAACATTGGGCGTTTAGGAGGTGTAGGAGCAGGTGCATAACCGTCTGTAAAAAATACTAATGTATTATATGTTTGGATATGCTGATTAAAATAATCAATTGCTGGTTGAAAATCTGTTCCTCCTCTACCTGTAATAGCAATCTCTTTATCTCCTTTATATTTAAATATATTAGTAATTTTAGCATCACATTCCATTACTGTTACTTCATGACCTGTTTTATGGATATGTAATAATTGACCTAAAAACTCAACTAAATTTTCACTACTAACTGAACCTGAAGTATCAATTGCTACTAATATATTTTTCTTATGTTTAATTTTTAGAGCAGGATTACCTGGAAAACGTTTATTGTATTTGTTTCTTGATTTTTTAGTAACTACTTTATCTGATGATGATATAAAGCGTTTAAAATATGATTTCCAATCAGTAACTGGTATTGGTAATTCAAATAAACTATCAATCCATTCTACTAATGTACCAGGTAATGTACCTCTAAAATTAGAACCTTTTTTATCTAAATGTTCAGCAATCTCTTTTACTTGATGTTCTAATTGTTTACCAATTAATTTTTTAGTTGCCTCATCCATATTTGGATCACCCCACATTTCATGACCATCAGCAAATTCACAACTATCATCTCCTAACCCATCAAGCCATTCTTGAACTTGAGGACAAGTTGATGCTTTATCCTTAATCATATCATAATAAACTCTTGTACCTGCTTTTTCAGGTAAAACTAAATTAGGAACTGAAGTTAAGCCTAACCAATCCTTTGATTTGTTTTGTTTGTCTATAAATTGATTGATTTCTATATCTGAAGCTATGTTTCTTAGTTTAGCATCTGGATACATTGTTGTGTCTAATAGGAAGTGATGAAACATGATATGTAACAATTCATGTTTTAATAATCCTATTCGTTGAAGTTCAGGTAATGAATTCCAATACTCCGGATTAATCTCTAAAGATTGGTTAATACCTTGTAATGATACACAAGCAGTTGGAATGTTTGTGTTTTCTCGTTTGTTTAATGTTAATAGGAACAAACCATAAAACGGTTCATCTAACATTAATTTCTTGGCTATTTTACTTAAATCTATATTCATATCCTAAACATAACAAAGATATTTAGGGAAGCCAAGCCTATTGTAAAGTTTGAGTACCTTTTATATGTTGTGGATGGTAAGGACAATGTCTACAACCATTTCCACAACAATAACCACGATTAATAAGAAAATGGGCCGTGAGAACACGATACCCATTTTCTATATAGTAATCTTGAGTATTATTGGATTTCGCAATTTCCTCCGGCACAGGCGAGTTCGTCTTGTCTTGCTGTGTTGTCATTCATTTCTATTACTTTAGATAAGTCAATGTTATGTAAACTTTTTACCATTTCATTAAATTTGTCCTCATCTATGGTTTCAAATGGTGCTTGAACGTAAGTGTGATCTGAATGTGGTAGAACTGATAAAGCTGTAAAGTATTCTTTATTTTCAAATAACCATTCTCCAATTGATTCCCACTCATCAGGTTTAAGAGTTACTGTAGCAGAAACATTATGCATGTTAGCCCCTCTTCTATGTCCTGGTTTGATCCAATTTTTATTAATTGTTTTAATACGTTCTAATAAATCAAGAGCTGATTCTGAACGTGTAATTGCTCCTTGAGGTGCTTTTTGTGGAACTGAAATTACAGCTTGAATAGTTGGTTTAAAGAAATCATCTTCTAATAATTCTGGATGGTAGATACTTAAATAAGTATATAATGCTTCGTTTTTACCTACTCTAATTCTTCTAGCATAAAACTCATCATGCCAAGCGTGAATACCAGATGACGTACCTAATACTAAACTTGTAGTACCTGATGGCTTAACTGTTATGACACGAGCTGCTTTATTAATACCTAATATTTTAGCTACACGCTCATTTTCTTCAACTGCTACTTTAGCTGCTTCTTTCATGTTTAATTTTAAAACAGCTCCTGAAGCGATACCTGTCATTCCGATACCTAATAATGCTTCTTTTTCAGTTGTTTTTTTCCAAACATCTCTTAAGTAATGGAAATCAGTATATGAAGCTTGTAATGTTCCGATGAACGCTGCTGCTTTTGCTCTGTCATTATATTCTTCTTGTGTGTCAATATCTGAAGCATTGATTTCACATAAGTTACAGAATTGATTTGGTTTCAAATTAATTTCAGCACATGGATTTGTACCTGCATCTTTATCATTTGAGAATAAGAAACCAGGTTCACCACTATTACTTAATTCAATTTTCTTCCATAATTCTAAAAATGTATTTTTTTCAATTTTAGAACGTAACAACATTGCTGAGTTATTTGCTCTTCCACGTTGTGGATTTTCTTCCCACCAATTTCCAAATTTACAAGTTAACATTTCTTCATCATCTAAATTAAATAATGAAATTAATGCTGCTCTTCTAATACCACCTGATAATACTGCGTCAGCTAAGTGACAAATAATATCATGACATTCTAATGATGATAATTTTTGACCATCTTGTTTTCTGTCTAAAATAGCTTGTACGTGAGTTAAAGCAATTTTTAATGGTTCTGGGCCTGGTGCTTTACCACCTACAGTAATTAACTCAGCTCCTTTAGGACGAATATCTCTAAAGTCAAAAGCAGGTGCTGCACCTCCTCTTAAGTAAGCTTTCATTAATACTTTAACTGCGTCAGCCCATCCTTCAATTGAGTCACCAACTAAATATCTTTTAGATTTTAATGGTTTTCTAACTTCAGGTAATTTTTCAATGTGGTGTTGTTGTACTGAATAACCTACTCCACATCCTGAAAGTAATAAGAACATAATTTCAGAAAATGCAGCCATGTCATCAATTGGTAAATAAGAACAATTGAATATTCTTGAATTGTTTATTTGAATTGGTTTACCACCAAATTGTAAACTACGCATTGAAGGTAATACCTTTTTGTCATACACAAATTTATACGCCCACTCAATTTCTTCTTTTAATGCCGGATACTTTTCAGTATGCATTTCTTTGTTTCGAGTAACTAATTCGTTCCAAGTTTCTCTTCTTTTTTCTTCAGGTAAGTACTTCGCGTACTTAAGGTGGGTAGTAATCTCACTCAGAATTTGTGATTCTAATGTTAACATGTTTAAATAAAATTTTAAATTAATTAATTAAATAATTTGTTGTCTAATTCCGTCATTTGAAGATATAAAATGAAATCATTAAATACTTCTTGTTTTGATTCTGTTAGACTAGAAGCATGTGATTTTAATGCTTCCAGAGTAATAACTGGTTTGTTTGATTCTACAATCAATTGTTTATACGAGTTTAAGGTCTCGTTAATTAGATCGGGGTTTTCATCTCCGAAGGAATAACTATCTTCGATATACTCAGTAATTAGCTTGTTAATATGAGCTTGTTCTAATTTCATAGTGAGTTTATTTTTTTAACTTCATTAATAATATACCTTGCAAAACTAATTAATTGTTCTTTTAATTTTTGTAATAATGCTTTCTTTTGTTGACCAATTCTTAATCCTTCAAATGGTACTTCTGTATGCTTCATTTCGGGTACTAAATATTGTCGATAAGCATTTCCTGCTAAAAATATAAACTTGTCTTTATCTAAACTATAACCTTTCGCTTGAATTTGTTTTAATACTTCATCAGACCATTCTTTACGTTTATCAGATGATAACTCTTTTAAAGTTACATTATATGGTGGTATAACTTTATCGTTTGGTACTAAATGAAATTTTGCAGATAAAATGTAGATATTTTTCTCGTCCGCTAATTTTTTAGCATACTCCCAATTCTTTTGAAATAGATCCGATGAATATAATTCATGAGCGGGAGCTGGCTTAGGTAATTTTGTTGCGGAACAAGCTATTAATACTACTGTAGACATATTTTGTGGTTATGGTGATAAATATTAAATCTTATTTCCCTAATTCAAAAAATTTCTGACTTAGTAATTGCTTATCCATAAAATCAAAATTAGTATTTGGTGATAAACCTGCTGGTCTAAAGCCTTGTTCTGGTTCTGAATCCTCAATATGCATTTCAGCTGTATTAATGTCTATATGACCTGTAGATGTATCAATTTTAGCGTTAAATGTCATACCATCCATACCATATCTGTTCTTCATAATATGAACTCTACCAGTACCATTTGTTTTGTCTAAACGTTTTCTTGATAATGACATTGCAAAATCAGCAATCATCATTTTATCATATGAACCTGCGGCTTTATCACCTTCAATTACATCATCTTTAGCACCTGCGCGATTTACTTGAGACACTGACCAAATTGGTAAATTTAATTCTCTTGCTAATCCTTTAGTACTTACATATAAATCATCTACTTCATCCTTACGTTCACCTTTTAAACGTTTAGAGCGCAATAAATCAATATAGTCAATAATAACTAAGTCTGGTTTGAAATCTAATTCAATACATTTCTTAATATGTGACTCAACCATCGAAGTTGTTGCTTTACCCATTGCAAATTCTTTAATAATTAAATTACCTGGTAAATTTGGTACAATATCTTCGATTTCTTTTCTATGTTTTGCAATATTTTGTACTGGTTTATTAGTAAAAAATGCATCATAACGTCTTCCTACATAATCTTCACCTAATTCTAGTGTATAATGTATAACATTATATCCTAATTTAACAGCATTACCACCTAATGCAACTAATGACCATGATTTACCTCCACCTGGATTACCAAATATAATACCTAAGTCACCGCCTCCTAAACCACCTTGTAATAATACATTTAAATGATCCCAAGGTGTTGGAACAAATGAGCGATTATCTTCTCTATATCGAGACTCAGTATCTTTATTGTACTCGTGACCTAAATTTTTGTCTTGCCCCGCTTTAAGCGCGTTATTAACCAATAACCTAATAGAGTCATAATCTCCGGCGTTAAGTAAATCAACGCTGTTTAATAGAGCTCTCTTCAGTTGTTGGTTTCTACAGAAATTAGAAAATTCGTTTTCTACATATTCTAAATCATCGTCTGATGATGTATATGCTTCTTTTAATTGTTCTTTAATAGATACTTGTAATACTTCGTTAGTTAATTTTTTTAACTCAACTTTAAGTACTTCCATACTTGGTGTGGTATGGTATTTGTAATAGTAATCTAGAATTTGTTTAATGATCCACTTGTGACCTTGATTTGAAAAATATTCGTCAGTCAATAAATCATGGATATTTACTAAAAATTCTTTACGAGTTAATAAAGCTGATATAACTTTAATTTGAAATCCCGTCCCATACTGATCTATCGTTTGTAATGTCATAACTTATTTATTTGTAACTATTTAATATATTGAAATTATTAGGTAACCAGTGTTCTACATTTTTAATTGTAAAACCCATTCCATCCTCATGGTATAATTTTAAAAAATCACCTGCTCTTAATTCTGGCGCTTCTTCTATAATTAGTTCTTCTAGGAACTGTTTCTCATTATCATCTATAATTGGATTAGCTAGATTCATAATTTTAAAACAATTTCGTATTGAATCTTCTTCAAACACTATTCTAGAATAGATAATATGTTCCTTATATTTTTCAGCACTAATTTTAAAAATATCATCTAGTGTTAATATTTCAGTTTGTAATTCAGGAAACAATTTAAATATTTTTCCTTTACCTAAACCTTTAACACCAGGTACTTTATCTGAATTGTCTCCTAATAGTGTTTTATATAAGATAAAATTTTCAGGCGGAGTGCCAAACTTACTCTTTACAGTTTTACTATCATAGAAATCTTTTTCAATTGGAGAATAAACAATAATATTTTTATTTACTAATTGTAAGAAATCTTTATCTGAAGATACTATATAAACTTTAGAGTCATGAGTTGAAGCTAAATGAGTACTTAAATGAGCTATTAAGTCGTCTGCTTCTGCTTTATCTATTGCTACTGTTTTAACAGGTAAACATTTTAGATAATGAATTAAACGAGAAATTTGATTATACTTAGAAATATTTTCATCTTCTAAATCATCAAACGTATCCCAATTAGTAACTCGTGTTTGATGTCTTCCTGATTTGTATTCGGGTAATAAGTTCTTCCTGTTATTGGAAGAACCTATACCGTCGAATACTAGATATACAGATGTTGGTTGAATATTGTTAATCAGAAATCCTAATGATCTTAAGAATCCACCTAAACCTCCTATATGCACTCCATCTGAATTAATATAATTTAATACAGCAAAGTTTCTTAGAAACAAATTTAATCCGTCTACTAGAACTACTCTAGAGTGTTTATTTGAGGTAGGCTCGTCCTTTACTTCTTGAGTTACGTTACCAAGAAGTTTAAATAATTCATCTGTATTCATTTTCTATTCTGGTTCTTGTGAAAATACATCAGTCCCTTCAAATCCCTCTTCTTCTTCAAAGACATCAAAATCTAAACTGCCTAAAATTTTCATCCATTCTTTCGCATGAGCGTCTTTATAAGATTTTAATTCTTTTTCAGTGTCGTTAATGAATCCATGAGGTGTCATAATGATTTTACCTCTTGATTGAACTCCGTTAATGTGATTTTTATCAATTTGAATGTTTGTACGTTTAGCAAATTCTACTTGCTTACCATCTTTAATTGCTTTAATTTTAGATGTTCCAGCATTTGAAATATTACCAAATGTTACTACAAATGTAGCGTCAAACCACATTGCAAATCCACCTTTATTCATTAATTTTGGTTGACCCATAGGCATTTCAGGCTTAGCTGTCCATACTTTATTGATACAAACTAATGTATTAGTGTATTTTGAACTCTCTTTTCTTGATAATGTAATTCTTTGATTAACACTATTTCCAAATTGAGTACTCATTGCACCTGCGTTCCACTCATTATTATTTTTATTTGAACGAATTGATAATTCACATGGTATGGAACCAATTGAATCCCATAAGAATAATAAATCATATGGTAAATTACCTTTTTTCTGTTCGTCTAATAAATCTAAAATAAATGCTGCTACGTCTTCAATTGATTGTAATGTTTCTCTATCTACATAAATAAAATTACCTTCAAAATTTAAAATTTCTCCAGTTGATTCATCTACAATTGTTTTAACATCTAATCCCATCTGAATTGCATGTTCCCAATTCCATTTCATCTCAGTAATAATGAATACAGGTAATACTTTTTGTTTTTGAGCAGCTACTGCTGCCTCAATTAACGCTGTTGTTTTACCTGTATCACTATGACCTCTTAGTAGGACTATATGACCCTGAGGAATCCCAGGAACCGAAGTTACATCTTGAAATGCTTTAGATAATGGTATCCATTTTTGATCTTTGAATTTCACATTTGAACTTAATAATTTCTTTTCTTTAAATTTATTTAAGTCAAAGCTACCTCTCAATTCAGCAGATACCGCTGCTGCTAGTGATGTGTCTTTTTTAGCCATTTTGTTTAATTATTAGTCTTCATCATCAAATAGTGCGTCAAATTTACTTGCTTTAGGAGCTGGTTTAGCTGTTAAAGTGTAATTTGGTGTTTTAGGAGCTGCTTCCCAAGGTAAGTCATCTGCTTTGTCTTCAGTAGTAACTTCATCATCAATGATTGAACCTTCTTCTGCTTCTTCAGGTGTTAACCACTCTTGTAAAGCTGACTTCATTTCGTCAAATGAATACTTTTTAAACTCTTCTAATGGATTTGGTTGTTCATCTAACCAATTTTGAATTTGATTAGCATCTTCGGATAATGGAGTAATTTTTGTACGAGCCATAATTGTTGATTTATTATACTGTGTACCAGTTACATCTGGTCCTACTGTATTAATAATAATGTCTCTACCTTCTGCTACATCTGTAAAGTCTCCTACATCCTCGTTATCAGCTAAATTTAAGAAGTCCATATATAACTCCTTACCAAACTGCCATAACTTAACTCCGTTTGCTTCTTCACCTCTAACAATAACAGGAGCAAAAATTCTCATTTTTGGATCTAATTTCTTAGCTAATCTCCAATTTTCCTTGTCATTTGTACTACGTAATTGTTTTGCAAATTCAGCAATTGGATCTTTATCACCCCATGATAGAGGAGAGATCATTACTTTTTTGCCAATACCATAGTAGAAATATAATTCTGTGAATGGGTTTTTCTTATTATACTTATTAGGTATAATACGAACGTTTTGTTTTCCGATTGATGGTTTCCAACCTGAATTTTTCTTGTCGGTTTTGTTTGAACCGGGTTTAGCTTGTAGTTTCGCAAGCTTCGATTTGATTTCTGATAAATCCATAACTGTATATTTGTTTAATTTAAAACTATTATTATTCTATAATATAATGAACACATTATGTGAGGCCAAACTAAGGCCCAAAAATTGGACCTTAGATGATTTTGTGTGGTATGTTGGGGTGATTTAATTTAGATCAATTCAATTCCTAATGCTTCTAATTTTTGCATAAATACTTGTATTTTAGCTTCATCGGCTTCATCAAATTCTGCTGTATAAGCATCTTTTCCTGTAACGTCACTTAATATGTCTAACCATTCTTCAGTACCGGTTTCAATTTCTTTTCCACCCATAGATTCAAAATAGTCATCATTAATTCCATTATTAGCAAGAATTGTTTTTATATCCATATCCATTTCTTGGATTTGGTTTTTATTTAATTTAGATTCACCTAATTCATCAGGATTACTAAAATAATAAAAACTCATTTCTGAACGCATAGCATCTTCTAAGTCTTCGTTAGACATAGACTCTACATTTTTTAAGTATTGTTCAAATTCTCCCCAACCTTCATCATCATTAATAAATTGTCCAGCGTCAACATCTTTGTTATTAAATTGAGATAAATATTTTAATGCTTTTTGTTTATCAATTGCGTAAAAATCTCCATAATCATCACTAAATTCTTTGTCTTTAATAACATATTTGTTATTAATTTTAACTATTTCTTTTTTCTTTTCTCTTAGAGAAAAAATACTTTTAATATCATCTAAACTTACTGTAAGAGTATTTGAATCTTGTTGAACTGAAGGTAGATTTTTTAATAAAGATTCGAAAGAATCATTATATCCAATTTTTCTAGAAAAAATTTCTCCATCTTGACTTGTAAGAACTGTCCAATTACTATTGTCAGTTTCAGGCATATCATATCCAAGATAAAGATATAAATAATTTAAACCATTTTTAGATTTTGTTAATTGATATGTACCTTTTTTAGTTTCTTCACTTAAATAAGATTGGAAATTTACTTTATTTTCAGTAATAATTCCAGCAAGTTTTTGCATTCTACGGAATTGTTCGTTTAATGGTTGTTTCATTATAATGTGTTTATAATAATAAATATTACACTAAGTCTACTATTTTATGAATTTTAGTATTAAGTGTTTTTAATTCGTTATGTTGAGTTAATAAAATACTATTTTTATAGTGTTGCCAATCAATTCTAAATGATGGGTCAACTACACCTCTATTTAATGATTTAATTAATTCATTAAGAGCATTAATTGTATATAGTGTGTTTGATTCTTTTTTACGATGTACTAATATTGTATTTGTTGGTATCGTGTTCACGTTACCTTGATCAATGTTATAAGTAATAACATACTCACCTGTATTTTGAACATGTAAAACAAAAATCTTGTTGTACATTATATCATAGGTTTTAGAAACCTCATTTATTAGCCCGTCTAATCCCTCTAAAGCAATGAAGGTACATAGTAACCTATTATTCACGTCGAATGTATTAAAAATGTGTTGAAAGTCATAATTTATCGAATTATACATATCGCCGTTTTTATTTAAAGTCATAACTGTTACCCGTGTTGGTTTTAATTTGTAATTTGTATTTTGTAAAAATTTCACTAATTTTAGGTAAAATATCATCCTCACTTTTATCAAAATCTAATAAAAATGAATCATAAGTGTAAAGTACAATTTTTGTATTTTTACCCCTTAATACCTTATGTATATCCATCAATATATTCATATTGTTAGATGTTTCCATATTTTGTAATATATAATTAAACAACTTATTTGGATTCATGTTATCCAGGTTCTTTAACTCATATCTGTACTTAGATATAGGACAATCATAATATCCTCTGTATTGTAAAGTGTCCCAAGCATCATCCATAAACATTTGTATTTTCCTAAAATACTCTAGGTGAGCATATTCCTTAAACACGCCTCCGTATAGTTGTTTGAATGTTAATTCCTTAGCTGTTTTATAATCTACACCATACATTTCTGCAAACGAAGCGTGTATGTCTTTGTCTCCAAAATCATATCCAATTAATTGAGCAGCAAGTGTTGGATGATAAGCTGATATATCCATTTCTACAAATATATCATTACTTGGAATAAAACTTGATCGTGTTTCTTTTTTTAGCGCTGCAAAGTTAATACCATTATAGGAATTAGCGGGTCTGCGAGTTGTAGTATA